GTTTGCGCCCTTTGACGATATTTCTTGCTTTCTGCAATATATTCGCCTGTATGATCCTGTGTAGATGTTTCGGCTACTGCTTGAGTTTCTACTTTTGTTTCTTGCACTTCTTGTACTTGTTCTTCGGACATTCTGCCCCCTTATTTTTATTTACCTATTTTAATCTTGATAGATTTGCTTTCATATTTCTTCACATTCCTATCAACAATCTTTTGTAATTCATGTGCACATAAATCTTTATTTTTTGAACTTAAATCTGCGATGATATAGTTATTGTTTTTTTCATTCCACTCTACTATATCACCTTCTAAAAATATTAATAATGCTCTATCTTTTTTGCCTTCAGGCGTAATTCTTCTTGCTGTGTTTCCACTTAATAACATGGTTACACTATCACTCTTTCTAAACTTTCCTAACTTGCCTGTGGCTTTTCGTGCTGCATATTCTTTTGACTTATATTTTTTTCTTCCATTTTGTAAAACACCATTATTCATATCTTGAACAATCGTACCTCTTGCAAAAGATGCTAATTGTCCCCAATTAGTCTTTGTAAAGTTTATTATATCCTTTGCTCTCATACTGGAATCCATTCATGTCTGCAATTAAACCCCCCACCATCTCCAAATGCTACCGGTGAATTGCTATCTATTTCTTCTGCTGTCATGCCTTCCCCTTGCATTGACAATGTTTGAATGCACACATCTCTTGTTACTTCATCTTCTGGTCCGACATATAAAAACTTTTGTTCAGGGACATCTTCAAACAACTTTGCAGTAGTTGTTCTACTAAATCGTGCAAAACTATCAGACAATAACATTGCTTGTTGTTTGCTACTTAATGCTCTACCTACTCCATAGGTTTCGGTTAGTCCTGCCATAATACTTGCAGAACTTTGTCCAGTAAGCAATCCACGAAACATCGCAGTCTTTAATTCATTAGCATACTTCGTTACACTTGCTGATATAGTAGATAAGTCAAGGATCGACAACACTTCTATTGCTTGAACTGCTGTTACTGTTTGCTTTGTTTTTTGTGCAGCACTTAATACATCAAAGTTTTTTATTGCTTGTTTATTATATGTTGTTCTTACCTTTTCAAGTAAAGCAGGAAATCCTAACTTATTAAGATCATCAACAAAGTTTATTTGTTTAAATGCAGTTGCTAATTGTGCATCGTTCAATACAACCAATCCACCTAATACTTTCTCAATCTTTTTCAAAAGTTTCTTTTGTATCTTTTCCATATCTTTTTGATAGAAGTCTAAGTCCATTATTGTTGTGCCTTAATAATTTCATCAATTAATAATCCTTCTTCTGAAGGTTGTTCTTGATCTATTTGTTCTACAATCCCTTGTATTTCATCTTCTTGTAAGTCAGGATTGTGTTTTCGTAGATAAGATTGTCTTGTTTCTAAATTGTTTTTAAATGCCCAATCATAGTATTTGATTTCTTCATCTTGACTCATTGGTACTTCTCGTTCAGCAAAGTCTATACTAAATTGATCCCCTAATTGAATCCCACCTGATACTTCACAGATGCGTTGTGCTATTCTAAATTGTTCTTTCTCAAAGGGTCTATAGATTTGTTCTATATCACTACGAAGTGAATCCATTAAATCTAATTGACTCATCTTTTTAGATAGTCCACTTTCTGCTTGGTTATTTGTCCAATTAATCTTGACATTGTTTGATTGTGCAATACTATCTACCATATATTTGGTAGAGTCTATCATCGCTTGGACATTCGCATTTGGTGTTGCATAATTAAAGTTTGCCCCTTCTGGTAAGACAAGTGCTTTATCTTGTCCCATTGTGATTCGTTGGTCAGAATCAAGTCCTGTAAAGACTGGTTGTCCTAATTGGAATCTACCATGTAAGGCAAGTTCGGTAAGCATAATGTTTATAGATCGCATACCATCTACTAAGTCTGATGCCCCTTCTCTAAAGAAATCTCTTGTATATGGGTGTCTATGTGCTATGTTGAATGGAAGTATATCACCATAAGGGTTTTTATCGCCCTCTATCATCGAAGTAATCTTACCTCGTGAGGATATACAGAAGTATTTTCCTTCCATTTCATCGGTGTCTTTACTCCAGAACATATATTGAGCATCTTCTGTTCGTGCTTGAAGTTGGCTTTCTGCTTGATATACAATCGCAAAAGGTTCATCTTCACCTGGTCTAAAGAATGGTGTAAAGAAATGAATAGGTCTATATTGTAGTTGATTCTTTTCTTCGTTCCAATGTGTATAGAGTGCTTCAGTACCTAATAAGTAGGTAAGTTGTTCAAATTGTTTCATGAACGAGTCAAGATCACCAATGACTTCGTTATACTTATCATTGTATCGTACTGGTGCTTCTTGATATACTAATGCTCTACGACTTATGATGTTTCGTACTAAGTTAATATACATTGGTGGTATTTGAGATAAGGAATCACTATCAAAGTATTTCTTGATGTCATGTTCTAAGTTGACTCCTTCATAGTAATCTAAGAGTCGTTCTCGTTCTTCGTGTTCTTGATTTAGACCTTCTTGTATGGTGTCCATAAGTAGATCGTGTAACATTTTTTCTGTTAAATTGTAAATAATCATGATTCGTACCTTTTATAAAATCTTTTATCGTGGGTTTCTATGGCTTTATCTTGAAACTCTTTGATTAGTTGTTTGTTTAATTCGTCTTCCTTTTTACCTAACTGATACCCCCATATCATCGCACCAAACAATGACAATATAATCCCTAAAAATAATCCTAAAAAAAACTCTACCATTGGATCACACTCGCTTGTCCCTTAAATCCATAACGATATTCCAATGGATACATTAGTCCATCAAGATAGTGAGATAAGGTTTCTGTTTTCATGATGTGTCCATTCTCTAATGTAGTCAATTCTAAATCTCGTATTGTGTTCTTACACTTAGGATTAATAAATAAACGATGCTTTCCATTGGCATCTTCTAACATTCTATTTAAAGAGTTCAAACGATCCTTTTGAGTAGGGTTTGATTTTTTACTAATAACAGTAAACCCTGCTTCTTGTAGGATTCGATGGTCTGATTTCGTAGAAGAACTATGTCTTGCTTTCCCTGCTGGGTCAGGATAGACTGGTAATCCTCTCCCTTTAGTGTGCATTAACTTAGCCAATTCAAAAGTATTAGAGTTCTGTAATCCTATTTCATCAAACACATATACCTCACCTCGAGTGTTCTCACACATTAGGATCGCAGTCATATAACTTGCTACCCCAAAGTCTACTCCCCAAAACATTCGTGGAGATTTATCTATCACCTTACAATGAATATCTCTATTAAAGTTATAAGCACATTTGTTTGCAGCAGATTCAAACGATGCTTGATACTCTTGTCTAAATGTTCGCTTATCTAAATTCTTTTTGGCACTTTCTATTTCTTCTTTTGAAATAAAGCCACCATCTAATGTGGTGAATTGCCAAGACTTATAATCCCCTTCGGCTTGTCCTTTGACATATAGGTCGTAAAAATGATTCTGAATGCCTGTTGGAGTACCAATAAATAATGCTTCTCCACTTGTTTCTGCTAACATGGGTTGAACAATCTCGCCCCATACATTCGGTTTCATATAAGCATATTCATCTAAGACCACTTTGGTTACCGATACTCCTCGAATAGAATCTTCTTTGTCTGCCCCTTTGAGTTCAATTCTGGCATTATTAGGCAAAGTAATTGATAGTTCAGTTTCGTTAATCCTAACCTGCTTTCCTGCAAAAGTGTTCTTGAGAAGACTCCAAGCGACCATCTTTGCTTGGCGATAGGTAGGAAATATGATCCATCTTCGTTCATTGGATTGCAATTCTTTAGACAATAACCATAGGATTGCCATATATGTTTTACCAAATCTTCGTCCAGCAACAACCACTTTGTATCTTGAAGGGTGTGATAGAACTTCTCTACGAACGCCATCAATCTTCCATTCCATCAATATCAAATACCTTTATCGGTTCATCGCTAATATCTTTTACTCCTAATGTTTGTGCTGGTTTGCCTAAGATTCTATCTGCCAGGAAGTTAGTTGCAGTCATGTTTCCATTTAATGCTTCTTTATACACCTTATGGACTACTGCTTCTAACATGGTTTTCTTTCCTTTCGTTTTAGCGTTTGCTATGGTTCTAATGTGTTCATTTAAAGCAAACTCGGATTTAGGTCGCCCTTTAGGGTTTCCAGATTGTCCTTTAACCCAACCTTTTCCAGTGATCCCACCTTTTAGTTTAGGTTTTTCACTGTTGTTGTTTTTTGGTTGTTTATCAACCTTTTCATTTATTTTGACTGCAGCCAAACTAATCACCCCACTTTGAAGGTTATGTTTTCGTAAAAACGAAAGG